TGACGTTTAAATGTGTTTGGGGCATTTTCCTTTATATTATCAACAGTTTCAGGTTCACCAAATATTGTGGATGGATCGGTATTTGTAAATGAAATAAACCCAAACTGGGTTGTTGTCATATAATTGATATTTTCATTTTTGGTATCATTTGTTACATCAGCATAATTCAAACTGCTGTAAGGAAACAAACTGTTACCATTCAATGCACCAACACCTATTTCTCCAGGTGTGCCATCGCTCTTCAAATAATAAATCAAGACTTCATCTCCACTATTGAGTTTTTTTCCTGTGACATCATTACCAAATTTTATTTCATAACGTCCATTTTCATTGAACCGAAGTTCATAAACTTTATCTTGGTTTTCATTCAAGAATAAATTAGGCACCTGTGTCCAAAGAGACCATTTTTGACTAACCTTATCTTTTACATAAACATTCATGGTGAAGTGATCCACAAAAGGAGGATTTCCATCCTGATCAACCAAAACAACTCGTACCAATTCATATGGCTCACCAATTGCCGTATATATGGGATATTCAACAAATCTTCCTTGATAAAGAAGATTGTTTTTAGCTAATTGTTCAAGGGACACTCCTGTTGTTTCAGTTTTGGTAAAAGTAACATCCTCTTTGAATCCGTAATGAATTCCATTAACAATAAAATATGAATATCGAGGAATAGTGTATGTTCCTATTGGCAAACTTTCACTTGCATTTGCTTGAAACGAAAGAATGCTTGTTTGATATCCTATCGGTTTATAATCGATAAGCTTAACAATACGATTCATGTTCTCATAAAGTTGTGCTTGAGTGAAAAGACTTTCAGATGATGTTTTGTTCAGATAAAACAACAGAACATGATAGCTGTATGCAATAACATCCAAAAAGCTGTTAAAATTACTGCCTTCAAAAATTTGATCAGTAAATACACCGCCTCGGTTTAATTGATCAAGCATCAAGCTTTTTAAACTTTGTGCATCAAATGCAGCATATGCATTTTGCTGCAACGGAAAATCTGTTTTTGAAATTTCGTTTGCCATAATTAGATGAAGTAAAATCCGCTATCTTTTAAAACGCCTTGAATATTTACGTTTGAAAGATTAAGGGATGGTACATTGATCCTCATGTTTATTGTGTACTGACTTTGATCGTAATCTACGTTCACATTTATATTTAAAATGGAAACCCTCGGTTCAAACAATTCTGTTCCTTCAAAAATAACTTTTCCTATCAATCTGGCATTTGCTTCACTTAAATTTGTAAAAACAAATTGCATGAGATTTAAGCCATAAATAGGGTTAAGAATCTTTTGACCCGGAAGGGTTGTAAACAGGTTAAAAAGACTGTTTTTTATTGCATCCAAATCATAATCCGCCTTTAAATCCTTGATTTCCAACTTTTTGGACAATTCCGTCCCACGGGTATAATTTTGTTCTAAATCAAACCGAATATCCTTATAAATGTGATCATCTATTTTGGGTGGTTGCTGTAAAAATGAAAGGTTAATAGATGCCATATTTTATAAATATTTAATATAAAAGTTTGTTTTTAAGGATAAATATTCATGATGAGAAAATTTACAAGTTTATACGAGTCATTCATTAGCCGATATACCCGTGGTGGATTCCTTACCGGAGATATTGTAAAATTTAAAGAAGGTGCTTTGAAAAATGAATGGTTCAAAAAACAAGGTTCTTCCATCGTTGAAAAGGCAAAACAGTTTGCTGATAGCGGTCTGCATATGCGTGTAAGTTCTGTAAAAACCCTTCGTCCTAGCAGTCAGCCTGGATTTGTTGAAGGAAATAACTCAGATGACTTTTATTGTGATGTTACACTTGAATTAGCCCCAGGATGTTACAAAGATTTCATGACTCTTCCTGCCGGAATTCTTGAATATAAAGATTATTATCCGAATCTTCCTGAAGTACCTGAAGGTTTGAAAAGGGATAATAATATCAATATTAAACCCAAAGAACTTGAAGAAGAAAAAGCCACAGCAGCTGCTATTCTCAATCCCACCTATCAAACATCTCAGACAGATCGGGGCGATGGTAAAAATTCACCCTCTGAAATTGAATTAAAGAATACAAACGTAAAGATACCTTCCAAACCTGCTGAAGGTAGTAAGAATCCTAGTGTGGCTTCTTATACATACGATTATCTTCCTAAGAGCTAATAATATCCTGTAGTTTACAAACGCAGGAAGAAAAGTTTATTTCCTGATCCAATACCTGTTTACTTCGATACAACGTTTCTGATAGTTCTAAAAAACATTTCTTTTTCTTTACAATATCCATATCAGAATAGAAAATAACTTCGCATATTTTTTTGGTCAGACCATAATAATCAGAATCAAAGTTCTTTTCATTTTCTATAATATATTTTCTTACTGTCACAAAATCTTCTTTTAATAGTTTATTGAGCAATCCAGATGCAACACTTTCAAGATTTTGTACATTATCGTTCAAATTAAAAGATAAATCTAAAGATGCTTGAAGTTCAAATACAATTTTACGAATATCTGGATAAAACGCTTTTACTTTTTTTGTAAGAATATCTTTGTTTTTATCATTTATTTCTATCTTTTCATTTTTTAAAATATTAATACATCTTTCCAAACATGTTTTAACAGGAGGATTAGAAATGTTTATTTCATAAACCCGGCTACGAATAGGATCAATTACTCTGTTAATATCATTACAAGTAAAAATGAAGCGATTGGTTTCGGAATACTCTTCCAACATGTTTCTCAAAGCTCGCATGGCATCTGCTGTAAACCCGTCAAACTCATCCAATATAACCACCTGAATAGAACCATTACTTGGCATGAGTTGTAGGAAATTTTTAATTTCATCCCGTACAGTATCGATTCCTCGGGTATCTGATGCATTAATATACAAATAATCACACCCTAGTTCTTTGACTATGATTTTTGCCAATGAAGTTTTACCCATCCCTTGTTTTCCATAAAGCAAAAGATGTGTAATTGTTTTCTTTTGTAAGCAATTTTTTATAAATTCTCTGGTTTTATCATCCAGAACTATTTCATCCAAATTTTGTGGGCGATATTTTTCCACCCATAGATTATTTGCAATATTCATATTAGTTGTAAATATATATGTTATGGATCAAAAAGTCGAAGTCAAGAATTTATTAGACCAGTTGAAGGATGTACAGGCATTGTCTGAATCTCCCAGACAACCCGAAATTAAACTGGAAAAAGACCAAGTTGAGGATTTTGTCATCCAACAATCGTCTCGTTTGATAAAGGAAACAAATGAACTCATACTTTCAATGAAGGATTATATAGCCCACAGTCCTGAAAGCAAGGAAATACTGGCAATTTCTGAACTAATTAAAGCAAGTACAGCAGCAATAGACACTTTAAATAAAATTAATTTGAGTGAAAAGAAAAATCAAAATGCCAAAGAAATCAAAAAAATGGATATTGAATCTAAAAAAGAACTTAAAAATACTGAAAATGAAAGTCGTATGACTTTTACACGGGAAGAAATCCTCAAACAATTAATGCAGTCTTCTGTTTCGATTGAGAGTGTTACTGTTGATGCTAAGAAATCGGAACCGTATCCAAAGCTCGCCGGTTCGTAAATGATGTCAAAATATCAGTAGCACGACTTCTGAGTTGTGTTTGATACTGAACTTGACCCTCCACTAATGTTGTTACGATTGTTGGAGGTACGACTTGAACATTTGTGGATTGGCTATTTGGATTATAATTTGAATAAAATTCATTTACTCTGAAAAAATCTGAAAATTCTAGCCGTAATTTTTGCGTAACATCATTTATGCTTTTCATCATTCTTTGATAATGATTATAATCAGGAATCATATTTTGTCCGTGTGATAAAGTATTTTCAGAAACTTTTTCTTGAAGATTGAATGATGAATAACGGAAAAGACTATTAGAAGCTTTTGAAAAGCTGGAATTAACAATTTTGGCATTATTACTAAGAGTATTTTCCATACCAGCACCATATAATGCCGGAACAGGAAGATTTTCCATATCCCTATCAGAAACCAATTGAGTTGAGGAATTTGTGTAATTGCTCATTCTTGCCAATGATCCAACACAATCTGATGGATTTCTTGTAATTGTGGCATTTGATCCCATTTCTAATCTTACTTGGTCTTGCACTTCAGAATATGATGTTCTGTATTGCTTCAACCAATGAACAACGAAATCGGTTTTAAGACTTTTTAAATCAAGATTTTTAAAAAAGTCTGTTTTTGCTTTTATCGGATCGTTTGCATAATCTGTTTTCAACCACTCTAGATGAACATCCAATTCTTTAGGAAGATTGCCAATATAATCCAAATAATTTGATGCAGACTTGTAAAAATCTTTTTTGAAAAAAAGATTAACTGATACCATTTCCGGATCTATTGTTTTAATATTATTCATGATACTTTACTGGTAAATTTCGGATCTTTATAATTATAAGTTTTCACTGCAAAAATTTCATTGTAATATTTTTGATCCATGAACACATGTTCAACCCGAATGACCAGATATATACCCAAATTTTTATCATCGAAATAATTATCTGGTACACTGTTATGTCTTTGTATGCTTATGAATTGTCCCGCTTGACGACTTGTAACACCTTTAGTTCTGAATTTTATACAATTATTTAAAAACAATGAAGAACGCAATATGGCATTACGACCAAAAGAATATCTTTGAGTTTGACTTTCGCTGCTGATAGTGAAAATATTTTGTATATTTTGTTGTTTAAGACGATATTGATTATTTGCAAGATTTGATGCGGGTGGTTTTCCACCAGATCCTTTTAAATTCTTAACATAATTGTTAATATAGGTTTGTTGTGCTGATTCAATATCATTGTTCGAAAAGTCTATACGGAATGTGTTTGTGCTGAAATTATGACTATGTACGGGATGTGAAACAATCTTTTCTTGTGTATCCTTTCCTGAAATGTTGGTAAATTCATATTGATTTAATATACTGGAATCATTAAAAGTCATCATGTTTCCTGCAAAATCTGGAACTCTGGATTGAACTGTGGAGGTTGTAGAATCGTCCATAGGCATGCCAAGGAAAAAACTTTCGAGCAGAGAGGATCCAGCCGATTCACTTAAACCAAATTGAGATAAAGAAGGAGAATTTATGAATGCGGAACTGAACAAATCTTTAAAACTTTGCAATTTCCATTCTTCAGTATATCTTTCCAATCGCAAATAACAGTTGTCATAATCAGATTCAGACGAACTTACATGATAATCCAACAGATAATTCAAATCATCTATTGCTTTATATTGTGCAGGACTGCTATAAAATAATGTGCTTCCTCCAACATCCCATTTTCTAGAAATTTTAGGATTATATCCTTCTTCTGCATTAAAAACCTTTTTGATAAGATTTTGAATCGCAGTTCCTGTCGGTATTCCCCTATCCTGATTTGACAATTTAATAACTTCTTTGTTATCAAGATAATCAGATGTTGAAAAATATGCCTGTTTTTCATTCATTATTTGATAAGTCACATCATGAAAATAAAGCTTTTTATATTTTTCATTTAAAGTGTTTCCCCGAATATCTTCAGAATTATAAATTGAAAAAGTAAAACGCATATTAAAAACAATTTTATCTTTTTCATTCATTTCACCTTTTTTAATTGTTCCAGGTTTAATTTCAGGCATGATATCAACAATTAGAAAATCCCTTGCATCACCTCTATAACGATATCCTTTGCCTACTGTTCCATTTAATGTTCCATCCACTAATGATGGAGTTTGAGAATAGCCTGGTTGCAGTGAATTTAATGATTCAATAACATCGAATTTATTGTCATAAATCAAATAACCTTCCTGATAAAAATTGCTTATATCGTCTTCAATATACAAAGTTTTGATTGCAGATTGTTTGATGCGCACCACATCATAATCAGGATTAAACAATAAAATGTTATAATAATATAAAATATCATTGATCTGAACAACCTGATCATTGTAATTTTGAAGGTTGCTAATCGGTGCGGGCAAACTCATAAGTTAATATTTTTTTGTATTATATTTAAGACTGTTGCCAAATAATTTTTTCTAATAACTTTAAGTTCAGCTCCAGGTTCAACAAATTTTATAGGATTGTTTATTTTATTTACAAGACATATGAACCACCACAAGTCTATTGTTCCATATTGTTCATAACTTATGGTTGTCCACGGTATTTTTCGGTTTAGTTTTATTATATAATAAAATTGTTGATCAATATTGTCTGGAACAATAATATTATTCAAAATATTATAAAAATAAATAGAATTCGGATCTTTATATAATTTAAAAATATTTTCATACCGTGTTGAATCCAAAGGAACCAAATCCGGAATATCATTTTGTTGTTTTCCGAAATCTATCATAATTATATTCCTCCTGTGGTTGTTACACTTACAGGATCTGCATTTAATGATGTGTAAAGGAAATTACGAGTTTCAGAAACCAATCCTTTAAGTGTGATTTGTATGCTATAACCATCTGGAATAATTGTATTAACACTGTTTTGACCTTGACCCAGACTGCTTTCATCCTTGAACGTTATATTCATTGGACGGCGAGATCCCTGGAATTGAACTTCTAATCTGCTAACATAAGCATATGGCATATATTTTATACCTGGAAGTGAAACTTCATAAATTACAGGCGGTTCAATCAAATCTCGTGTAAAACGTATAGGACGGTTTTGATAAACCATAAGATATATGAATTGCCAATTTCTTACCACATCCTCATAAGTGGCATGACCAGTATTCAAAAGAGGAAATTGGATGGTAACCTCATCTCCGCTATCTTGGAATTGATAAAATTTAGGTTTTTCAATATATGTTCCTGGTTCCATGATATTAATTGCTCCGGCCATACTTTCAGCCAATGCCCGACTTCCTTCGACAAGGCTTGCCGCCCCACCTGCAAACATACCTTCACCTATACCTCCTACATTTGCATCACCAAAGTCATTTGAAACACCATTTTGATAATCTTCAAAATAAGGAAGAACGTATTCCCATCCTGTAGGTTCTGTAATATATAAACCTTCATAAACACGCAACACATTTCGAGAACCTTGATTTTGAGGAAGACTAAAAAGACCATCACCTCCTAAGAAATTATTGAATTTTTCTTTCGAGCCGCCTATTAAGGACCCAAGTTTATCTATGGTACTTCCAGTAGGCCCGGATTGTAAAAAG